AATACATCAATACAATACATCTGTAGCACAGAACCATAGTTGATAGTTGGGTTACGATTGATGATGAATGGGATTCCCCTAGGGTAGGATTTGATAATGCCTTTGATGATATCTAGTATGACTGGATCTACATAAGTTTGGGCTTTCCACCACTTCTTATGAGCATCACTATAAGTGATATTATAAGATCTAGCTAAGATATTGATGATAGTCTGTTCCAATAGAACTAGTAATGAGTTATATGGAAGCTTAATCTCATCAATACGTAATGTAGCATCTGGAATGATTACATTACGACCTGTAAAGTTATACCGTCCAGCTAGTGCAGACTGAATAGCACCTTTCTTATGTGCTAATTCTTCTATTACGGAATCATATAAAGAATCATTAGACCCAGCATATAGATATTGAATATTCAAGAGAGCCTCATCTTTGAATTGGTCTCTTGCTTGAATTACTGTACGGTTACCATTTACTAATGCTGCATATTTAGCGATATTATTGTAAATAGCATTAGCTCCTTTAAAGGAGAACTTATCCCCTTGGAGATTAACCATACGTAAGAATAGAGAGTACACTGGAATAGAATGCGTAAGTAATCTGTCCCTATACTTTAGTAGTAACTCATAGTTAGCTATTTTATCTTTCTTGGACTTATTCTTACGAGCAAAGTATTCCATGATTTCGTCTATCCGTTTACAGAATTCTATCATACCAATGCCATGATACTCACCAGATTCTTTTCTGACTTTCTCATTGACTTTAGATACTTCGAATCCATTTTCATCTAGCTCTACATCTAGAGTCAAGATGTCTTTAAGAACAGCTGGAGTGATTAGTTTCTCCAAGTTCTTAAATAAGTTTGGATGGATGATTACATGCTCTTGTAATACAACCCAACCAGTAATATTAAGATCATCATCTACATACTTAACCTTAGTATTACAGTAAGGACAGATTTCGTTGTTATATAGTCTACCAGTATAGTGACCACATTCACAACGATATCTATCTTTATAAGCATCTTTATCATCAGATATAGATGCTCCATATTTTGAAGAGAAGATGGAAGAATCTGACTTTAAATCTTTCTTTACAGTTTGCGGCTCAGAAATGATAAAGTCTCTACCTTTAGATATACCTTCGATACGAAGTTTATCTAAATCTAGAATCTCCATAGTTGTCTTCCATGATTCATTTGGTGAATGATGAAGACGGATATTCATATTTAACTTTCTTTCTTCCATACTTAACTCCTCCTTTAATTAAAGCGTGCAAGATAAACCTCTGCACAGATCTTTTTAATTGCCTCTTTGACGTCGTCCATAGGGATAACTCTATCAGATAAATCCTTATAGATTTCCTCAAGCATAATGCCTACATCACCTTTAGTGATGTCATACTTAGAGCATACATCATCAAGACTCACACCAAATATGATTAAGTCCATAAACACATCATTGTGTGTTGGCATATAATGCTGTGGTATAGATTCTTGATCTGTTGGTATAATTGATAGAACGATATCACTAGGTTCTTGTTCTTGTACTTCTGTGTTAGAAGTTGTATCATCTTTTACCACAAATGCAGGTCCTTCTTGAAATGTTCGTGGACCACTATTATGTACCCCATTATCAAGAATCATATTAACGAGTTCATTAGCAGAAACATCGTATTTACTAGATATATCTGCTAATGTCATACCATTAGCATGATCTTCTAAAATTTTGCTTTTTAAATTTTCTTCCATTTTTATATCTCCTTTTTAATCAAAGCTTTGATTGGAGCAACTTTATCCAGCCAAAGAACAAATTTATCTCTTGATTTTAGATTATACTTCTTTAATTGATATTTATATAAGATAGAATGCCAAGATACTCCGTTATTGATGTCTTCTACTAATTCTTTATATTGTGAGATCAGGCCTCTGTATCTTCTATAATAATCTATTATAGTTGTATAACGTCTTTCAGATAAAATATCATTCTTATCAATATTATATCTGTCTATAAATTCACTATAAGATATACTGTCTTTTCCATCTATAACTAATAACATCAGTTTCATTGTAAGATTGATAGAATCTTTAATATTAATATCAAATTGATGCTTTTGATTTGGTATATCAATATAGCTAGTTAGTAGCATATAATTAACTGCTCTATTTTTAAAATTATGAGCGTTATTATACTCCTCATTTGATGGTAAACTTAAAAGTTTACCAAATCTATAGGCACGAACTATTGCTACAGTTTGTGAGTTCCTATACCCAAAGTATTTCTTAGTCCCAGTCTTTGATAATTTATTGACTTCGACTAGTTTATAAAACTCATAAAGCTTCTCAGTGAGCTTTGGGTTATAGTACCTAAAGAATACATTCTTCAGATACGTAGTGTGTCTCATAATTTTAGCACCTTTTATATTGAAGTAGCTTTTTACATCCAATTTTTTGAATTGGTCTAAGGTGATACCAAAATTATCCAGGTAGCTTTTGAAACTATTGTACCTAGCCTGTAACTGTGAGCTATTAGGAATGAGAGAGTCTAAACTTTCTTTAGATTTTCCATTTTTATACATAAAGTCAAATCCACCCATTGATTCTGCTATATAAGCAAAATCGGCGATTTGTTTGTATGTATAGCTATTTGGAATGATAAGTGGTTTTTCCATACTCTTCCATCCCTTCTATAAACGTAAGTGCACCCATATCATAGAACGTAAAGAATACAAAGCTATGTTTCTTAACCATATCTATGATGGCATCCTTAGTGGTCTTATATTTTCGTGCAACCATTTCGATGTCTCGCCCTTCGGCAATTTCCTTACCAATCTTTGGCATCATAAGAAATATTGCCTTATTATCAATATAGTCACTGGCGAATCTAGTGAGTATATCATTTTTATTGTCTAATGAATATCCTTCACGGTATTCTTTATCGACAATGTCGATGATAGCCTTTTCTGGATTAGGCTCATCGCTATCTATCAACTCCATAAATCTATATGTAGCTGAGATTGAGGCTTTTGCTGCTTTTAGGTTTCTTCTGGCTGAAATCATAGTGCCTCCAACTACGATATTATGCCATCTTCTTTCACCTCCTCGTTTGTAGTATGGTGTATTATCTTTACGACCGCTTTTCTTTTTGTCGTGGGTAATAATAGACCCTTTGATTGTTTTACCACCAACTATGGATTTCTTAATATCACATACTTGGGGCTCATCAGTTGTGGTTCGTTGTACATAGCTTGGAATCTCTCTACGTACTTGGTCATACCACAGACCAATCGATTCTGGATTCAAACGTTCATTTTTATATAATTCAGAAATCGTTTGAATAGCTAATTGCTTAGTTAATTTTGATTCGATGAGGAATCTTAGATCCCTCTTGACATCGTTTATGATTTTCATAACGACTGTCCTCCTTGGATTAATAAAAAGTAGAATTCTAAAATACTATTTGGTTTTCTTTCATATATCACCTCCTAAACCTTGCCCAGTATCATAGAAAACGGAAAAGAAAAAACTAATAGTTCAAGGACCCCTAGAAATTAGAGATCAAGATACTTATTGTATCTATCACTCTAACTCCTAGAGGTCCTTGACTAAATTAGTCTCTTAAGATGCCGAGAGCATAACCGGCCATACATAGTAAATCTAATACGATCATATTTCTCATCTCCTTTCTATTAAATATATAACCATACTATTACCATTATAGTATACAACTATAAAGTCCGAGTTTTACGATTCTTCAATTTTATCTAATTTATAGAATGCGTATAGCTCGGATACAGAGTTAACTCCGACAATGATAGCTTGTAGAATGATAGCTGTATTTATATCCAACGAGCTACCAATTAAAAAGCCTATACCTGATCCGATAAGGGAACCGAATAGATTACAAGACTTATTCAAACTATTAAAGGAAGTTAAGTCATCCCCTCGGATAGCATTATTAATACTATCCAACAGCATAACTCCCCAAATAGTATTTAACGTGCCATTACAGATGGCGATCCCTATAAACCTTATAGTAGGATCGTCCACCGAAAATAACACGATTGCAGCATAGATTACTGCATCGATAAGCCCAACTATAGGGGCATACTTCTTAAATAGTTTCCTGAAAGAATTTTTACTCAGGAAACTATTAATGGTGCCTGCCAACCCAGCATCCAATAGGTTGGCAATGCTTAGAGTACTGGCATCTACCAAACTCATAAAGTAGATTTGGATTGTAGGGGATGTGAATCCAAATACTACATTTTGAAGGGTTGCGAATATAATTATAATCGCTTTAACCTTAGTTAGTATAAGCATAAAATACCTCCTTATAAATAAACCTAACCATTAGTTACGATTATAATATATAACTAAAATCTCTATTTTTACAAAAAAAAGAAAATAGTCTACAAGGGTCAATGACCCTTGTAGAACTTCTTATTTATTTATTTATCTTCTAGATCCTCTGGATCTATATACCCATGGGCATTTGGGTTTTCAACCAATCTAGAGATACGGTTAAGTGTGGATAAAACCTCATCCTCAGTGAGGTAACCTATTACCCCATCTGAAGATAATGGTGTACCTCCGTAGCAGGAGTCCATAATCAAGATCCCTACTTCGAATAAGCCATTTCTACCACCAAGGGTAGTACTACCTCTAACTACAGAGGCACTGAGTCCGTTTTCAAACTCATACCACCACTGTTCTCTTTCAGTGTGAGCCCAGTTTGCGGGTTTAATGTGGTAATCCACGAAACCTGTGATTTGTTCAAATTTTTCGATTTTAGTTGTGTTCATGATATATATTCTCCTTTCAATACTAATATAATAATATAACC